ACTAAAAGATTTTCCCAATTTGAAACTCTAGTTTCCACCCCATTGCACCACTTTATCTGTTAAATCTGAAACAAAATCTAAACCTTTATCATTTGGGAAATTAATCTTTTGATCTTCTGGAGTGTATCGCCTAACTCTTGCTCTTTCTAAATCAATTAATCTACTTTCTAAAGTTAATGAAATTGAACAAGTATCACCACTATCTTCAATAGTCATAACATCCATTCGACCATCAAATATTAATGTAGGATCAGCGACAACTGCACCAGATGATAATGCACCCAAATATATTAATGCTTGTCTGCCTTGATAACTTTCAGTTAAAGCTAATGAAACGATTGATGTTTGAATACCATCTAAAGTAATTTGCGCACCTCTAGCAGCAATTTCAGATGTTTCTTCTACTACACTAAATCCTAATAATGTTCCTGCACCAGTATATAATTGTGAACCGAAAGTTATATCACCATAACCAGTCCATAATGCGATTGTTCCACTATCGAAATTTAATTTTATTGCCAAAAACAATTCAACTTCTTTAGCTGATAATTGTGTCAACATATTTGAAGTGATTGATCTAGTCATTTATAAACTTTCTATAGCACCAAATGTTATTCCATAAATAGATGCTTCATTTACATTCCAATTAACAACATTCTCATTTAATCTAAATACACCCTTTGCATTTGTCACAACTACAGTTGCACCATCTGCCGGTGATGATCTTAAATCTGGGAATATTGTTAAAGTTACATTTCCAGAACCATCTGAATTAGCATCTTGTAAAACCTTGTGAAATTTTGCAGATGCTCCAGAACCTAATTGAATATAATCACCTGCTTTTAAATATCCTGTTTGGCTTGCAGTTGCACCATCAATAATTAATTGATCTCCAGTTTGACTAGCACCATTAATTACAGGTGTGCCGGGAGTACTTGATGCAGTTCCTCTAGGTGTTACTGCTGATGGATCACCTAACAAAAATGTTCCATATGAACCCTTTAAACTAACTAAAAAAGATATCCATTCTTCTGCATCTGCTCTTTTCATAGGTGGAAGTGTAATATCAGCTTCCCATCTTTGACCTGTCCATTTATGTACTTGTTGCGAATAAGTGAAAGGTGATTGTGATATTGCAACAGTATTTCTTGCAAAGAATGCAACTTGTTGGATTGTTTTATTGGTTGGTGTAGCTAGTGGATAAGATATAGCCATTACTAACCACCAAATGCAGTTGCGAATGAACCACCCCTCTGCCTACTTTCTAGGACTGCTTGTTTAGATGCTTGTGCTATTCTAGGCATTAGGTTGGCAATCTCTGTTCTAACAGTTTGTTGAACACCTGTAGTCACATTAATAGTTTGATTAATTGTAACACCACCACCAGAGCTTAATTGATTGTTAGGTACTACTGTTCCTGTTCTACCGGGAACAAATAATTCTGGTCCTTTTTCTCCAACAATATAAGGTGTTCCACCTGTAGCAGTTCCACCTTTTGCCATAAATGCAGGAACAGTTGTTGTATTAGCTTGAGCAGTAAAGAAACTTCCTAATGCACCATATAATGGTCCAGTAATTTGTTTCTGTATTGCTAATCTAATTAAATCGCTAATTATTGACCTAGCCATATCTTTGAATGCTTCTTTAGCGCTTTTTGTACCCTCAATAACACCAACAAGACTATCTTCTAATGATTTAATTCCTCTATCACCAACATCTTTAAATGATTGCTGCAATGCATTTAATTCTGGCTGTGTTTCTTTAACTACATTCTTAACTCTTTCAAAACCTATAGCTGTTCGATTAATAGGTATTCTTATTGTATTCGCTTCTTGTTCAACTTCGTCAAATGCTGCAGCTATGTTTCTTAAATTTTGCTCCATTTCTTTTCCAAACCCAAATTTTTCTATTGGGTCTAATGGAGTTAAATCAGCTATTTTATTATAACCAGTAACGAAAAAGTTAAGAAAATCTCTAGCTGCTTCTATTGCATTTGCAAATCCTAAAACAACACCTACAGTTAAAAATTTAGCTAATCTTGCTAATGGTGGTAAAATAAAAGATGTTATTTTTTGTCCAAAACTTACAAAAGTTCTGCCTAATTTATCAAATAAATCATTAGCTTCTTCAACTGCTTTTGCATCTTCTTGAGTTAATTGTAATGTTACTGCATTAAATTCTTCTCGCAATTTAGTTAACTCGCCAGAACCGGCTTGTAATGTATTGACTAAGTTAACACCAGACCTACCAAATAAATCAAATGCAATTCTAACTTTATCTGCAGGGTCTTTAATTCCACTTAATCTATCAGAAACTTCGTTTAATAGTTCATTAGTCGGCTTTAAAGAGCCATCTGTCTTAGTTATTTCTATTCCTAATGCTTCAAATGCCCTAACACCAGTTCCTATGCCTGTAGACGCTTCTGATATATTTCTTGAAAATCTAGTTAAACCTTTTTCAAGTTCTTCTGCACTAGCACCAGTTTGACTTGCTGCAAATTGTAATGTTTGGATTTGATTTACTGTTAGACCTAATCTGCCAGATGCCTTTGCAAGGTTATCTATTTGTGTTGCAAATTGCTTAAGTGCAACTGTAGCACCTAATCCAATTAATGCAGTTCTAACATTAGCAACTGATCTTCCAATCCTACCTAAACCATTTCTAACACTTGCAAATGCTTGTCTTGTTTTGTCTACTGCTGATAGAGTAACTTTAAGATTTTGGTCTGCCATTCTCTAACACCTTAAAATATGCGTACCATTCATTTATATCAGATAAAGTCAAATGTTCAACTTCATCAACTGTTTTGTGCAAGCGATCTGCCAAAGCTAATAAATTAAACCTTAACAAATCGCTTTTTAGTTTTTTTCTTGTTCCTCTACAGAAACAGTTTCACCAAACATTTTTGCAGATAATTCTGCAATTATGCTCACTTTTTCACTCATCAAAAATGGTTTATCTTCTAATGTAAATGCCTTTTCCCCATCTTTGGTTTCAGCTTTCATTATAATAAGATCAACCATTCCATCTACAGTCATATCATTTAGAAAGTTTTTATGCTTCCTCTGCAACTTATTGATATCTCCTGCAGTAACTGCACTTGCATATAAAATTAATGGAGTGTTATCTTCTCCCCATTCTGGAACTTCAATAGTTCTTTTTTGTTTTATACGTCTAGCTGCTATCTGTTCACCTAATGACATCAATCACCTTTAAACAGTTGCAGCAGCAAGTGCGCCTGTACCTTGAAGAGTGAAAGATGCTTCAACCATACCATCAAATGATGATGTGATTGTTCTACCTGTCACAATCGCAGTTCCAGAATAATAAGTGTCTCCACTTGTGTCACCCTCTGGATAAACTGCTAAAGTTACTGAAGAACCAACTGCAAATGATACTTGTCCATTTGTATCTGTTTCATCCCAGAATACATCTACAGAACCACTAAATGTTTTTAATCCTGTAAGATATGTTCTTGAAGTGTCACCCATTGTTGTGTCTTCAATGGTGTCAGCACTTTCTTCTAAACTAAAAGAACGAATTTCAGCGATGTCATTAGCACCACTTTTAACTGTTCCCTCTGATCCTGCGTGTGTTGCCATTTTTATCTCCTTTTAAGCTGCAGTTTCTACGTCATTTTCTAAGGTTCTATAAATCACCTCAACTGTAAACCGACCAATGGCAATAGGTTGTTCACCCTCACCACTAAAATCGGCTTCAAAAGATGTCACTTGAGTATCTTTCGCAAGACCACTAAAGGTAACATCTGATGCAATAGCTTCTTCAACTTCTACTGCAATAGTGTCAAGTGTATTATCATAGTCGCTTGTTGCTTTTACATATGCTTCTACACCAATTTCTAAAACCCTATTTATCGATCTAGGTCTTTTTAATGTGTCAAAAGTTGTAGCTTCTGATTTACTAAAGACACATAATCCCGGTATTTTATTGCTTTCTAATGGATATATTCTTGATCTAAAAACATTTGAACCAGTAGTTGTTAACCCAGTTAAAGCAGTAATTACAGCATCTCTTATTTGTTTCCTAACGTGTGCCATTAATTTTTCTCTAACACTAAAGTTGTCATTCCTGTTCCATCATCTTGAACAATCCTAATTGTATATGCCACTCCTAAAATTGTTATTGAATCACCCTCAGTAGCGCTAGATACATCGCTAGTTCTACATAAAAATCTAGGTTGCTGTATTGCCACTCCAACAGTACCACCTGCATCCACTTCTATAAATTCATTGTCAAATATTCCAGTTATATTAGCAGCAGAACCACCTTGAACAGTATAACTTGCAGTAGTTCCAAAATCATCTATATCTAAAAATATTAATCGATCTGCTGCACTTTCAACTGCCATTACTCATCCTCTGGTGTTTCTAATGCTTTAACTGCTCTGTTAATAAAACTTTTTTTCTTCTTCTTGTCTTTTGCTTCTTCTGCCATACCTCTAGCAATAAGTTTTTCTGCAATACGTTCATCTAAAT